ATCCGAGGTTAACAATGTACTAATCGCAACGACGAACAAAAGTCAAGGTGCATTCACTAATGTGTCACAAGTAGACTGGGCAGAAAACGTAAAATCACAACTTGATGGCGCTGATGTCAAAATTCGGCACAAGTCTGGCAAAAAAACAGCACAGCATCATGGTGATTTGTCACGGGGCGTGACTGGATTATTCGGGGTAGACGGTGAATTTGAGTGGGCCGACTTGGTGATTAGTTACAGTTCAGCCATTTCATGCGAGGCTTTTTGGTATGGCAAAAAAGTGATTAGTCTAGGGGTATGCCCAACCTGGGTTGCATGTGAAAATCAGTTAACAAACTGGCGCAATCCAACTGAACCTGCGAATAGAGATCAATGGCATGAACATCTGGCATGGGTTCAATTCAATATACCCGAATGGGAGTCTGGTACTGCACAAGAAATGACGGTACATTATCAAGGATGGCCAACCGAGGTTCCACATTCCAACAATATGTTTAAGTGAACCCTCGCATATGAGACCAACATTCGCCAGATTTCAATTCATCGAAATTCCAATGAAACATTGAAATTCGTTCAACCCATTGCTGCCTTTCGGGTAGTGATGGGTTTTCTATATCTAACAGTTGCATATTTGCAACTTCCTTACACTGACTTCGGTCAGGGTCCGTGACAAATACCGGGTATCCTTCAATAACAGCACCAACCACTGGGCTTGAGTTGTAATTAACAACAGCCCAGCAATTTCGCAGATCATCAAGTAAGTTAATGTTACTACTGACCGTTACGTTTAACGTATGTAATTTATGCGCTGGATGCGCTGGGTTTAGGTGGGCTTTTGTTGTATTATCACCGGGGTGTGGTCTAATTACAATTGGTCTATCCGTATATTTTCTCAATTCAGTCACTGTCCTAATCACCCAGTCTTGTACATCAAGGCCACCCATACTCCAACCGCCATTTCGCTGCATACACAGTAATATGTGAATACCGTGCGTTCTATAATCTTTTAAATTCAACAGCAAGTTTTTACTCACAGTCTGCCACCGACTAGGATCCGGTGCAGTATCGCAATAGATTCCAGTATTCGGGAATATTCCGTTAAAACTATACCGTAAATAATGCAATCGATTGGTCGGGTCGTTATACAAAAACAAGTTACTATCGACCGCAACTGCATACTTACCAGCTAAAAGCTGGTCGGCCACTACCGTATTTCGCAAGAGTAAATGTGGTTTGTTCACTACGTTACTAACCCACCCCTGAATAACACCAACGTCGGTCAATTGGTGCGCCAATTCGGTTATGTCGATTGCCGTGTCACCAGTCGACCGAACACCGGTCGCGAAATGGTTTAATACATCAATTTTCTCTTGGTTTTTTGCGTTAGGAACCGACCGGTGGTATATCGCTACTTTCACAAATCACCAATTAATGGCAATATATGTTCCCACACCGTTGTATTAATCATTTCAGGTACAGACCATTGACTATTCGCAAGTTGCTTAACCCACCGGTCAATGTCGAGTTTACCCACCTGTTTAGGGTTTAGTAAATCGCTGATATAGTGACTTGAAATCGGATACACCAAGTTCCCCTCATCCATTGCAATCACGGGAACGCCAGCCAGCACTGCATCAATCGCTGATCCGCTTGTATAGGTAACACAAACCCCAGCATCCGCCAATTCATCTAGTAGACTACGGTCCAACCCATTAGACCATTTGATGTTTTGGTAGTTTTTGAACAACACGTCACCAATTTCACCGTAAAACTCAGCCCGTCCTTTTGCACTCATCGCGGGGTGCAATCTAACCACAGTATCTCTATTGGTCAACTCTCTAATCGATGTCAGCGTGTCAAGTAACCATTCACTCATTTTCTGTCCACGCAAACTCGCATCACCCGGCAACTGGAGTAATACTAGTATGTTACCGGTTAACGGGTTCTTCCATCCAGTAAATTCCGGGATATTGACATGCTTTCTCATAGAGCCCAGTCGAGTTTTGTCGATAACATCCCCGTAAAACACACCGTCATTGTTCATAAAGCCATCAACCCCAACCCGGTAATATTGGTGTTTACTATCAGCCACAATAGCCCGTCCCAATAACGGCGTTTCGATATATATGATACAATCGGCTTTTTGTTGTATGCTTTGTTTCGTTACATGGTGCTCTGCTGTGCGGGACTTCACCGTCCCAAACTGAACGGCAATATCACACGATTCAATTGCAATATCGTAACTTAATCGCAAATCAATACCGTGCTTCTTTTTCAACTGGGCGTGTGAGTTAACTCTGAACTGCTGGAAATAATACCGCTCTATCCCTGCATGAAATGCACGCAATACGTTACGTTCGGTGTTGTTAGACCCGGATGAAATACTAACTAATATCTTCATAATCCTAAAATCCGTAATGCCGAACCATCTTTTAGTTCGGTCACGTGAAATTGACCATAGGCTAAATGGCAAGCCCATGCGTATCGTTCATCCATAGTCGCATATCTTGGAGTTTCTATTTTACTTAAATCTTGCAAAGCCATTGCACTAGCAGCGTTAGTTGCCATCGTGAATGCCGGTACACCGTGCATAATCGCTTCTGTTGCCGCGACACTGTTAAATGTAACCAATGCGAAGGTATCAACCAACGCGGCTTGTAGCGTGTCGGTTATTCGGTCAATTCGCAGCTTCGCTCTATCCCGGACAACAACAGGCCTATCGGTATACTGCTTGATAGTCGAAACGGTATCAGCAACCCACTCATCTTTGTCAATACCGTAAAACTTACAGGGTTTGTCGTCGGGTGCGGCTACTAATATATTGTTACCGTATCGCCAATCTGACAGGGTAAGACCCAACTTCAACCAACGGTCATCCGGTCTGTCTACAATATCACCGTGTTGTAAATCATTTTTAACTATCCGGTGATATAGTTTAGTACCAGTTGGATTTTTAATATACTTCTGGTTTCCGAAGTACCCACTATCAATGTAGTAGAAATCCCTGCTGTCCTTCCAACATTGCTTGATGAGTTTGTGTTTTAGAATACCACGTATGACAAGTGGGTCTACAGCAGCAGTGTAATCAAAAACATCAAATCCAACCACATTAACATTTTTACTAGCCGCAAGCATACCCACGTACTCATCTTGTATGTTCTTGCTAAGAAACTGCATATTATTTCACCTGCACACTGTAGTTCGTGTACATTCGTTCTCTGTGCCATTCGTCTGCCATTGGGGTTAATGCGAAATCATGGAAACATGGTGTTCCAAGTGTGTAATGTAGCAAACTGGCATCTTCGTTAGAACCAAACTCATCAGGTAACCAATTCCATTCAACCGGTAACGCACCAATTAACGCATCGGGTAACCACGTAAACCGGTGTAAGTATGAACCAGTTGATTTTTGTATCATTTCAGGTGTGACCTCCCGGTTTGCCGGGTGTGAACAATTCCATAATACCACACTAGACCAATTTTTACGGGGATAATTCTGGTTAGATGCACCTAGGTATTTGGTTTCCATCTTGGTTTCATACGAATGTTGGACACATTGTACTGCTTTTGTCGCGTCCCGCAACGCCCATAGACGGTCGATGTCGTCACGTATTATCATATCACCGTCAATGAATAGAGCCCACCCGTCGTAATTCATCAAACTCGGAACTAAGAATCGACTATAAATGAACTGATTGCTCCCGTCGACGTGGGTTTCCGCATAATCTCGTAGATTATTCAATGCAAGGGGTACTATCGCAACGGGCTTTGTACTGTTCCGGATTATACTATTAGAGCATACGTGGTACGCAATCGCTTCTCGTGGGTCGTAACCAATGAATACTGTTATCATTTGCGTTCTATGTCCTCTTCACCACAGTGTTCACCGTATTGGATTTCTATAATACGCAACGGAGTCTCTGTTATATTAATCAATTGGTGCCATTCGCCCGCTGGTACATGATATTCGTCATGCACACCCAATGTGTGGCGGCTCGTTGCGCTACGAATAACGGCAGTACCTTCGGCCACTACCCAGCATTCTGTGCGATGCATGTGACGCTGCATTGATAACGTTGACCGCGGATTAACAGTCAATTCTTTTACCTTAATACCAGGCAATTCATGCAATACCCGATAGTAACCCCAGCACCGAATCGTCTTAGGTGATTTCCACTCCGTTAGTATCCAAGAACTTGAATTCTTCTTATCAATTCCACCTACACCAAACGCGAATTCAACACCAGTAACTACCATTTCTGGTATATTATCCTGTGTTCTATCACCGCCATTCGCGAAAATAATAATATCATTCGGGTAAGCTGCTTTAATTAGTGCAATTGCGTTAATTGCATCACCAATGCTATCATCAAACTCGATACAACTGTCAACCATTACTAACTGTGATATGACGGCGATGCGTTCACTAACCGGCATGAACGCCTGCCCTTTCTTTCGAACAAGCCAATCGTCACTATTTACACCAACAATTAATACGTCACCCAGCGCCTTGGCAGCCTTCAAATATGCAATATGACCAGAATGAATTGGGTCGAACCCGCCAGTTGTTATTACAATGGTTTTCATGAGTAATACGTCTTCCTAACCGAGTCAGTAAAACCAATATCGATCACGACTGGCTTCCCATTATACATCCCCCAGTTAGCGGGGCGCGTTAAGTCGTATAGACTAACCTCGTAGCTGGTCGCCAATTCAGTCAATGCACTTACGTATTCTTCACATAATTCAACATCATCATCAGAATAGTTATATGGCTGTGCTTTTAATGTCTCGAGCGTGCCGTTATACGACCGGCGTATCACCCCCGCATTAATCAACGCCAAGTCAACCAATAGGCTCAACTTACCACACTTCATGTAGCCACATAACTGCTTCTCACTAGCTTTCTGAGCCTTTTCTAGATGGATCCACACTGGTTGGTTGTGTTCTTCGTCATAGTCAATTAACGGGATGGCAATGCCCAAACTTTCCACATACCCATCGTCCAAAATACTTGACTCTGCTTCATTCTGCGCCATACCTTTCGCGTTATGCGCAACTTTGAGTATAGTTGGCCTGCCTTCGTATTCAATTTCAAATGCAGTTCTCGATGAGCCCTTACCCATCTTTTGGGCACGGGCGACTGCATACTCGATTCTTTTCTTATACGATGTTTGTGGTGTATATACCGATTTATCCCAATCGGATGGTAGCGGAGCTTCGTCGATAGTCGACTCGCCGATTAAATCTGTTATTCGCATCTGATTACCCACTGTAGTTATTCTTGTATTTAGACAACAAAAAGCCCACATTAACGTAGGCTTTGTGTAGGATAAACTAATTATCTTTTTAGATAGATGCGTCGTCCAACCCGGCAGCTCGTAGTTTAACTATGTTAGATATCTGCCATTGCTTTACATCAATACCCTTTATCAGACCAAGGTACTGATTCCTCAACAATGCCACATCGTTGATAAGTATTTCAAAATCAACGATATCCTGCTCACCGTCAACGTACTTCTCACAATCACGACTACTTAATACGCGTTGGTATGTTTCAAGGTACTTCCGAAAGTGGTGGCTTTTCATTTGCTTCAAACAAATATTTAAATACTCCAAAATAGCCTCGACTTCTTGTAATTGGCAAAATCGAGTTTCAACTATACCTGGCATTGCTGCCGCTGTTCGCTCAATACTACCGGAAATCTTAACATCCGCCTTACCAGCACCTAGTTCCGATCTATAATGAGCAATAGCAGCCGGTACATTCGTTATGTCCTTGGAAACTCTATCATACCAGTTTGTCATAAAAACCTTCAGTCGTCTTCATATTCATCATCTTCCTCTTCGATCAATGCTTCCAGTGCAAAGTCAAGGTATGGGTCAACCCCCATCAAACTCGATAACTCAGTTTCCTTAATACCGTGATCTTGTAACACATTCACGTACTCGACCGCTGCGTTCTTGCGTTGCTTTTCCGTGATATGCTCGACTAACGCAGTCCAAATATCAGTGATTAATACTTCTTTCATATAAATCTATCTCCTGTGAATTAATGATTACTGTCATATGTAGCCTAGAAGTAAACCCGCCTACCGAACAGACGGGTTTTTAAACTAGAATCTAATCTACATCCGATTCGATATCGTCGATTGTATCATCTTTCACACTGGTCATTGCTAGTTTGTTGTGGAATTCCGCTATCACTAAGTCCAATACACCATCGGTGTTTTTGTTCCATTCTTTGCGGTAATACTTGTGAGAAACCCCAGTGGTATCTACATATGTGTACTTATTGCCTTCTTTGGCAATTAACTTCTTACCTTCCAGTAGACTAAACATACCACTATATAAACTCATACCTTCGGTGTATGGGATTTGCACTTCTATATCAGTGAATGGTTGCGCGTATCGAGTCTTCATGATTTTACAGCCTGCTCGTATACCTTGCACGGTTGTTGTTTTCGTGCCGTCTTCATCCTCTTTTAGTTTTAACTTTTTCATGGCAACCACAATACTAGACGCGTAGATTGCACCTGCACCACCACTTATTTTTGGATCAGGGTTATACGGGTCTTGTGAGGCATATGTATGGTTTGTACAAACCATGCCAATGTTATAGTTCCCGAACATATTAACGCAATTCCGTACCAATGCCATCAACGCTTTCGGTTTACGCCCCATGTCGCCTTTAAGGTCACCACTCTCGAATTGATTTACATCAACCGGGGTTAATAACATACCTAGCGAATCTACAACAAACAGCACTTTTGGTCTGTCTGCTTCATCCATTGCTTTGATTTCCTTCATAAACTCATTGATCGTTTTAGCAACGTCGTCGATCAGGGACATGCTCAACCGCATGAGTTTATCTTCTGCCGTGTCAACACCAAGAGCACGCAACCATGCCTCGTCTAACGCATTTTCAGTATCAATCAATACAACGAAAATGCCTTGTTCTTGTGCATTTTTAACAAGGTTACCAGAACAAATATATGATTTGCCACTACCCGATTCCCCGGCAAACACGGTTACTTTACCGAGTGGGATACCTCTATTAAAATCACCACTAATCAAATAGTTAAGTGCGTAGTTACCACAACTGATCCAATCAGTTGGATCATTGAACCCAACACCAAGTCCTTCAATCGACTTGGTTAATGTTTTACGGAATTTACTCACGTCAAATGCTTTCATATAATCCTCATTGGAATGTAAATGTTGATTGGTATGTGATTGAACACGCATGGTGCTTGTATTAAACAAGCACCATCCAACAATTATTACGCGGTTTGACGGTCACGGATCATTTTAAGAATGTCCTGTGCACGATTCGTGTTATCAGGTGTTGTTTCCGGTGCAACCGCTGGTTCTTCCCAAGGCAAATCAACACCGTCGGCCACTGCGGTTGCAAGTTCGGCAGTTGGTTCAGTAAATGCAGTAGCGGTAACTACCGGTGCCGAATACACACGGGATTCAGTTTGTGCCGTCGGTGCAACAATGCCATTAGGACGGTAATACTGGCCCCACTTTTCAACATCATACGCTTCACCGTCAACCGATGCTTCAAACATCTCTTTGATGATTTTCAACTCATCAGCAGTCGGTCGTTTAGGTAAGAAATCAGACAAATTGAACAACCCCTGTGTTGAAATTGACTGGGCTTCTGCCTCACTCAATGAACGCTCACGACGGCTCCATTTAGAAGTAGTATAATCAGCAAATCCACCTTTTGTCGTTTTGCAAATACGGAAATCAAGACCACGTAAGTAATCAGTTGGTAATTCTTCCAACTCTGGGTCTAATAACGCCGACTTGATCAAACCAAAGATTTGTGGGCTAATGATAAATCTACGGATTTTGTTCTCTGGTGCGTTGTCTTCCTTCAAGCCATCTTCAACGACGAAACCCTGTGTCAAGAACGTACGTTTTTTCCAATACTTACGACCCAGCTCTTCCAATGATTTATCTTTAAACCAGGCACGAACCTCAGTTAATACTGGGCAATACGCTTTTGCATCGTACATTTCAATACACGGTACTTGTACAATACAAGGACGTGAATCACTTTCGCCTTTGATTCCAGCGAATGGAAGTTTGATCATTTGTTTTTCGACCCAAAAGAAGTCGTTTGATGTGTCGGCGTCTGGTAAGAATCTGATAGTTGACTCGCTGCCATCTGCCATGTTCCAATGTGGATAGATAACACTCGGTTCACCATTAGAACCGCCGTTAGATTGTGTGTTTTGTGATGCTTGTAATTTTGCGCGGATTTCTGCTAAAGTTGCCATTGTGTGTATTCCTGTAAAGTTTTAAAAGGGTTGTACTGCTTTAGTGAATTGTGGATCTGTAGTAATGTAATTGTATATATCTAAGTCATTCGATGTCCTATTTTGATACGCTTTTAAGGTTAAACTTCCTAATGTGTTGTAAGTATATCGCATGTTATTAACATTGTCAATCTTTTTAAAACATCTTTGTTTCAATCAACTGCGAGTAATAGCATTACCCGTGAACTTTGCTACAACATTCGATAAGTATATCGCACGTTATTAACATTGTCAATCTAATTTGTGTTATTTGTTTGTGTGTTATTTTTTTTTAGTTGCGAGTTGTTCATTTCGAACGGTGTGGGTATATATCGGTAGTGATATGGAGTGATAGTACGTGGTATATCATCTTTTAGAAGTTGGCTCCCTGGAATGGATTCGAACCACTGACAGGATGATTAACAGTCATCTGCTCTACCACTGAGCTACCAAGGAATGGATTGTATTAATTGTATATTTGGAGCTAGTGAGGGGACTCGAACTCCTGACCGGCTGATTACAAATCAGCTGCTCTTCCAACTGAGCTACACCAGCATGTTACGTTGTATTTAGCTAAAAGATAATGGAAACTATCTTCGCGCATTGTATTTAGCTAAAAGATAATGGAAACTATCTTTTAGTATAATAGCATTGCATTAATTGTATAGTTGGAGCGGGAAACGAGATTCGAACTCGCGACCCCAACCTTGGCAAGGTTGTGCTCTACCACTGAGCTATTCCCGCATGTTACGGTGTATTTAGCTAAAAGATAATGAAAATAGTACCAACCAACGATATTATTGGTTGGTACTGTATGCGTTACATACCAGCCAATTCTTTGAATCGCTTGATTTCGGCTTGATGCTCTGGTTCTTGATGGATCCCAACACTAGCTTGTTCTGGTGCCATTCGTTCAATCAATTTCTTAACTGCCGATGCTGCTGATTCACCAAACTTTTTACCAACCATAATGGTTACCTTAGCTGGTCCGAGTGGAAATTTATTTTCCATTTGGTCGTAGAATGATTTGACGTATTCGAACAATTCGTTCATGTCAACGTCCCCGTGACTCGGTGTCTTATCATCACCGCATTCTGACGCGATGCCTTCATCTTTTTCAAGTTTTTCGACTTCAGACTCACCAGAATCGGTGTGTTCCGAATCATGGCCATGCTCCCAATCGAGGCGGTCTACTACATCCGGTGCGTATTGTTTCAACCATGATTGAATAATTGGGACCACGCATTTTTCAGGGTCTTCTTTCGCTGAGGTGACAATCGCTCTATTCAACGCTGGTTCGTCGATAATACCTTTCAAACTTTCAATTGCATTTA